TTAGGTAAAAGATTAAAATCGTCGCTAAGGCCAGTTTAATGACCGCCACACCATGTTAACAACATACCCGGCTAGGGTAGTAGCCAAAAGGATAGAAAGATGCTTACAGAGGCTTTAAAACAGGAATTTAAAGGAACAGATTTTGAAAACGCACTGCACTTTGCTTGCTTTTTTGATCAACGGGTTCAGCAATTCTTAAAGCTAGGTGAGATTTACTGTGGAAATTCAGAATTTTGGTTGCGTTGGCAGCCTGAAGGTTTTTTTGAACCGTTGTTTGAACTTGCCGAGGCAAGGAAAATACGCTTTAATTTTACATTCCCTAGAGAACGGCAAGAGCTTATAGGAGATGAATTTGAAAGTTACTGCTTTTCTTACTGCTTGATAAATCTTCAAAAAACAGTGGAGTTTTTTGAGAAAAATCTTACTGAAGGGTTAGCTCGCCTCATACGCGAGATTAAGGCTTATCCGGTGGTGGAGTAGCCGCGTTATACTCTGCCATGTACCGGACAACATCAGTTGCTACCCTAGCCGCTACACATGGGGGGAGGATGTAGTTGCGGCGCACGTAGCCTTTTGCTAGTAATTTGGCTTTGTAGCGTTGTTCTTTAGTTTGTGGCATAGTACACCGTGGCGGCTAAGATCAGCTTTTCCCCGTTCCTTCTGCGATGGGAAATGCTCCTTGAGGAATCTTTTTTTGACTAAAACCTAAGCGGCCATTGGCCCAGCAATATGCTAGCATGATGTTTATCCTTCGTCTGTTGGCTTGATTGCCGTCTATGAAAACAGTATAGCGGTGACTAAGTCACCTGTCAATAGGTTTTTTAAAAATATATTGTTGTGGAAAAACAATGGGCTGTGATCATGCAGAAGGCCTTACTGCAAAATAACTTGACTTATCCATGCGGTAATATATTTCCTTTAGACATCTCAAGGGGATGTTATGAATTGGTACGTTGTGCAGACAAAACCAAAGCAAGAACAAATCGCAGAATATAACCTAAAAAATCAAGGCTTTGATGTCTTCTTGCCGCAATATCAGGCAACAAAAATAATCCATAAAAAACTAGCCCAAGTCATTGAACCTTTCTTCCCCGCATACATTTTTGTTTCGTTTGACATCCTCAAAGACCGTTGGCGGTCTATCCACTCAACCAAAGGCGTTCAGAAACTTGTGGCAAGCCGTGATGACACTGCCACACCGCTGCCTAGAGGCTTCATTGAAGCCCTCAAAGCACAGCGAGACGATGATGGTTATCTCAACCCCCACAACACAAACGAGGCACTAATGAAATTTAATAAAGGCGATGAAATTACCATCAATCACGGGCCATTTATTGGGATATCAGGTACTTATGAACGATCAAAAAAAGACAATGTTGTGTTACTTTTGTCTTTACTTACTGGAAAAACAATAGTAGAATTACCCCGAAGAATGGTTGAGCTACAAGCCCCCGTTCTGCGGTAGCAATTACATTAAATTGCAGGATAAAATTTCATGGCTGGTCGTCCTACAGATTACACAGAAGAAAAAGCAGCTTATATTGCTGGGAAGTTATCTCAAGGCATCCCATTGGCTGAAATATGCCGGGAAGAAGGCATGCCATCGCCTTTTACTGTTAGGGCTTGGGCGAAGAAGCACGAAGAATTTGGAATTTCCTACGCCCACGCGCGCGAAGACGGCGAAGAGTTGCTTGCTGTATCAACTAGGAAAGTTGCCAATGGCGATGAAGGTTTTAGCACTGGCGATGTGGTACGTGATAAACTGAAAATCGAAACCGATTTCCGTTTGCTAAAAGTGTTCAATCCTAAAAAGTATGGTGACAAACAAACGCTTTCTGGCGATCCGCATGCCCCTTTGCTTTCACTCGCAAGCCTCTTAAAGGAACTCGATGGACGAAGCGACGGCCTACCAAAAATTGAGGGATGAATACCTGGGCAATCAAGAATGGAGATTGAACAATCTGTACCATATCCGCGATAAGAATGGTCAGAAAGTGTTGCTTAAATTCAACTGGGCACAACGGCAATTTCTTTCTACTGTCTGGTATTTCAATGTTATCCTCAAAGCCCGCCAGCTTGGATTCTCCACTATCATCTGCATTTACTTTCTTGATGCGTGTTTGTTCAATAGTAATCATAAGTGCGGGATTATCGACAGCGGCATTGATGATGCCAAGAAGAAGCTGAAGATGATTAAATATGCTTATGAGAACATCCCGAAAGACATTTTGAACAATCTATTGATTGGCCTCCCCACACTCGTCACAGATGCCGCAGAGCAGGTTGAGTTCAGTAATGGTAGCGGTATATCAGTGGGCACCTCACACCGTGGCGACACGCTGCAAAAGCTGCTTGTGTCCGAATATGGGAAGGTGTCGGCGGCTACTCCTGAAAAGGCGCGAGAGATTAAAACGGGTGCGCTTAATGCCGTCGGTATCGGCCAGCAGATATTTGTTGAGTCCACAGCCGAGGGCAAAAGCGGGGAGTTTTACGAATTATGCCAGCAAGCACGAAGGTTAAAAAACGCCAGGAAAACTTTGACTAGGTTGGAAGCAAAGTTTCATTTTTATGCTTGGTTTGATAACCCAGACTATCGCCTTAGCGATGATGAGACGGCCACGGTGGTTGTTTCAAGGGAAACTGGAGCATACCTTGCAAACTTCAAACTAGATGCCAATCAACGGGCTTGGTACGCGGTTAAAGAGCGCATCATGGGCGATGACATGCGGCGAGAATATCCGTCAACGCCTGATGAAGCCTTTGAAGGCTCTATGGAAGGCGCATATTACACCAAAGAAATGGCCGAGCTGCGTAAATCCGGCCAGATATCTTTTGTGCCCTATGACTGTAGTTACCCTGTGCATACATATTGGGATTTGGGCAGAACGCGGGATTTAACGGCAATAATCTTTTATCAAGAGATACGAGGCCGCAAACATTTTATTGACTACGAGGAAAAAACTAACGTCGCATGGAATGTGTACGCAATCATTCTTAAAGAACGTGGTTACAACTATGGCACGCATTACTTCCCGCACGACGGCGATATAAACATCGTCACGCAGGGGGAAATTCTCACATCCAGAGAAATGGCTAGCCGAGTTGGAATAAACCCTATCGAAATTGTGCCCGTTACGAAAAATGTCCACAACGATGTAATAAACCACTGCAAGCCAATGCTTACTCAAGTCTGGATTGATGAATCAAAATGCGCCAAATTGATAATGCGTTTGGACAATTATCGTCGCCGCTGGGATCGGGTAAACGCTATGTGGATGAATGAACATGTGCACGATGAAGCAAGCCACGGGGCTGACGCTTTCAGAACTTTCTGCATCGCCATAAATACGCTTGGCTCACAAACAGAATGGGGGAAGCCCATTAACTATAAACAACAAAGGGTTATTTAATGATCGATGAATTGGCACCAAGGTTGCCTGCGGAATCTCCGGTAGAGCTTGGTCATGCCATTCAAATGCTTGGGGTCATGGAGCATCCCATTAATCAACAGATGGACGCGCCGCAGGATATAGCCGAGGGCGAGACACCAGAGCCTGAAGATGTGCCCAGCCGCGCCATGACGGAGGACAACCTCAAAGCCCTCCTTAAGATGCGGATTGAGAATAGCCACCAGTGGTACGGGTCTGGTAAGATGGCAACAAAGCGCATCGAGGCCGATCAATTTTACCGAGGCGAACCGCTTGGCAACGAGCAGGACGGGCGTTCACAGGTAGTTAGCCGCGATGTGGCCGAGACGGTTGACGATGCCATGCCTTCACTGATGCGGATTTTTGCCAGTGGTGAGGAAGTTTGTAGCTTTTCCCCAATGTCGGCAGAAGATGAAGAAGCCGCTAAGCAAGCAACGGATTACATAAATCATATTTTTCTTGAAGAAAATGAAGGCTTTACAATCTTTCATACTTGGTTCAAAGATGCGCTGCTTAAAAAGAACGGCATCATTAAGATTTGGCATGACGTTCGGATTAAGAAAACAAAAGAGAATTATCAGGGACTGACAGAACAAGAGCTTGCCGTCTTGAAAATGGATAACAGCCTGCAAGTAAGCAACGTGCAAGCGTATCAAGATCAGGTTATTCAGCCCGATCCGCAGACCATGCAGCCAGTGGCGGTGCCAATTACTTTTTACAATTGCGTGGTTACTAATGCTAAGCCTGTCAAGCGGGTGATGATTGCCAATGTGCCGCCTGATGAGTTCATTATCGAGCGCAGGGCCACGAGCATTTATACGGCTGGGTTTCTTGCTCACCGGGGACAGCGTACGTTGTCTGATTTAGTAGAATCCGGTTATGATTTAAACATTGTTCGCAGCATTCCTCGTGATGGAGATAATGATTATTCAAGCGAGCGCATAAGACGCTTCAATGAAGACGATCAGTTGCCTTACACTACTGATACAATAAGCGACGAAGCCGGGCGCAAGGTATGGATAACAGAAGCTTATATCAAATGCGATTACGACGGTGACGGCATTTCAGAATGGCGCAAAGTAACTCTTGCTGGTGATGCTGGTGTTTCCGGTTCGATTGTTTTGGAAAACATTGAAACAGACGATCATCCGTTTAGTGATTTAACGCCAGTGCCAGAACCGCACAAGTTCTATGGACGTTCGCTGTTTGACCAGACCAAAGATATTCAAGAGATCAAGACGGCATTACTCCGTGGCATCTTAGACAGCACCTACTTGGCCAACTCGCCACGCATTGGTTTTGTCGAGGGTCAAGTAAACCTTGATGACCTCCTAGACGTGCGTGTCGGCGGTGCCGTGCGGATGAAATCATCTGGGGCAATCCAGCCGATACCCACCACGATGGTATCAGTTGAAGCCATGCAGGTCATTGGCTACATCGATCAGGTAAAGGAAAAACGTACTGGCATTTCCTCAATGTCGGCTGGGTTGAGCGACAACGTGCTGAACAGTTCTGCCACTGGCGCGGATATTCTGAACAATAAAAGTATGCAACGTCTTGAATTAATTGCTAGAATTTTTGCAGAAACAGGCGTTAAGCGTGCGTTCCGGCGTATATTCCAGTTGGTTTGCCAATACCAAGACGTGCCCCGCATGGTCAAACTTCGCAACAAGTGGGTAAACGTCAACCCGCGCGACTGGAAAGACCGCATGGACGCGGTTGCTACGGTCGGGCTTGGGCTTGGCAGCAGGCAGCAGCAGGCGGCAACGGCAATGCAGATGCTTAACCTTGATCAGACAATTGTACAGCTTCAGGGTGGGCTTAACGGGCCGTTCCTTGCGCCTAAGAACATTCATGCCAAGCTGACCAAGTTGGTTGAGGCTGTGGGCTGGAAAACATCTGACCCGTACTACCTCAACCCAGATGACCCGGCTTCACAGCCGCCACCGCCTCCGCCCCCACAGCCGACGCCTGAACAACAGTTAGCGGCCGAGATAGTCAAAGCCCAAGCCCAGAAAGCGGAAACGGAAACCAACCGCAAGCAGATGGAATTAGACGCAACGGTTGAAACCAAGCGGATAGAATATCAGATGAAACTACTTGATTTGGAAATGAAAAAGCTAGAGTTCACCGCTCTTGCTGGAACAAAACTTACCCCTAACGAAAGCAACATTTCACTGGCGGGGTTTATCGATGAGTGACAAAGCCGAAACAATACGGCGCGGGTATGCTGCCAAAGCATTGCTTGAGAACGAAGATTTTAAGCTCACTATTAAAACCGTCAACGATATTGCTTTTCTACAATGGGCAAATACCAATCCTGAAGAAACCGCCGTGCGGGAACAGAACTACTACCTGCTTCTTGCCACGAAAAAGCTGACCCAAGTGCTTGAAGCCTTGAGCAGTAGTGTGGATTTTGAGGAAAAACAGGCCGTCACTCGCAATCAAGCGAGACCGCCACAAGAGGAAGACGATTATGAGTGAAGACCAAGATTTAGATATTAACGGGCGTTTGGACGTGATGATGTCCGCTCTTAATGATGACAAAACCCAAGATACCGAGGCAAATGCCCCTGATCCGGCAGCCATCGGGGAGACCGAACCACAGACAGATGAGGCCATCGGTGAGGATCAAGTAAAGACCAGTGAAAAGGACAAAGCCGAACCTTCAGTGAAGGCCATCGAGCCGCCTATAAGTTGGCCGAGCGACGACAAAGAGGCATTCAAATCTCTTCCCACCTGGGCGCAAGAGCGCATTATTAACCGGGAGAATGAGCGAGAAGCACACTTTGCAGAGCGTTCGCGGACGATTGCGACGCGTGAACGTGATTTACAAGACGTTCAAGTTCGCACAAATGAAGCGCAGTCAAAATATTCGGCTGAACTTCAACGATTGAACCAGTTAGCAACACAATTATTGCCAGCAAAATTTGCAGACATCAAAGGTGAAGCGGATTACTTACGGGTTAAGGTTGAAGACCCAGCCAGAGCCAGCGAGTATGAAGCATTTGTTCAAATTTTGCGTTCTTCTGCCCAGCAAGAAGCCCAGGTGCAGCAGCAACGCTTTAAAGAACAGCTTGATAATGAATACAGCGCATTGTCTGAAAAATTCCCTGAATTTAAAGACAACGCAAAAGCCAACAGCATCCTCGGTGAGGTTCGCAAGGCCGCTGTAGATTATTATGGGTTCACCCCACAGGAAGTTTCGGTCATTGCGGATCACCGCCATGTGCCGATTATCCGTGATGCAATGGCTTGGCGGAACTATCAAGCAACGCTGAAAGCAGCAGCAGGGAAGAAAACGCCCTTACAGCAGCCAACGGCTAACCTTCGATCTTCCGGTGTTTCTTCCCCTTCGGTCGCGTCTGAGCAAACCAAGAAAATCCTCAACCGCGTTCGCAGTTCAAACAATGTTGATGAACAAGCAACATTAATTGCGAGCCTATTCAGATAGGAGTCATTTATGGCTATTGCCACAGGCACATTTACAAGTTACGCCGCCATCGGGAACAGAGAAGATCTTGTAAACACCATTTACAACATCTCTCCTACAGACACCCCTTTCCTTGCTAGGATTGGAACGTCAAGCGCGATTGCTACCAAGCATGAGTGGCAAACCGATACACTGGCTACAGCGGCAGCCAACGCCCAGCTTGAAGGTGATGATTTTACTTATTCAACGCCTTCTGCAACTACACGGGTTGATAATAATTGCCAGATTTCCTACAAGACACTGGTAGTTTCTAAAACCCAAGACATGGTTAGTAAAGCTGGCCGGGTAAAAGAATTTTCGCTGCAAATTCTTAAAAGAACTAAGGAACTGCGCCGTGATATGGAGTTTGTCCTGACGCAGAACCAAGCGAAAGTTGCTGGTAACACCACAACGGCTCGCCAGTTGCGCTCATTGGATGCTTGGTATACAACCAACGTCCAGCGTGGCTCTGGCGGTTCTAGTGGGTCTGCTTCGACCGCCGCCACTGACGGTACCCAACGCCCGCTCACTGAATCATTGTTAAAAACAGCGGTTCAACAAGCCTGGACGGCAGGGGGAGACCCAGACCTTATCCTTTGCGGTGCGTTCAACAAGCAGCAAATCAGTTCTTTTGCTGGGAACACAACCCGCACGGATAACGATGCCACTGATAAGACGCTGAACACCGCTATCGATATTTATGTAAGCGATTTCGGTTCACACACGATTATTGCTGACCGTTTCAGCCGTGACCGTGACTTACATGTGTTGACTACCAACTTGTGGGCAATTGCTTACTTGCGGCCAATGAACACGCAAGACGTTGCTGCCACTGGTGATGCCACCAAGGGCGCAGTGCTTGTTGAGTACACGTTGGAAGCTCGTAACGAATCGGGTTCCGCTATCGTTGCTGATTTAACCACCTCGTAATATACGAGCGCTCTGTGGGGGCTGGAAACGACCTCCACAGTGCTGTTTTCTTAAAAGGACACCTTATGACAATAGACGATGAAGTTTTAGAACAAATGAACTTGACACCCGAAGACCCACAACGGGTTGTAAAAACAAAGCCTCGCTACGCCAAAAGCAAGTTCAATGAAGAACAGTTAGAAGCTCAGGCTCTCGGTGGAAAAATCTGGGTAAAATGCGTTTCTGAAAACCAACCTTGGGCAGACGGGAAGCCTTTAAGGTTCTGGGAAGATTACTTAATTCTTGTACACGAAGCTATCCTTCTTGATGAGCGGCGTTTTGCCGTGATTCTCAAACCCCTCTAACATTCGGAGATTACCATGCCACTTTCAAACCCTATCAGTTTTGGCGACTTAGTTACCACGGCATTGTCTTCATCGGCCATTGGCACTGTTTTGTACTTTCCCGTGCTTCGCCCTGGCCGGGTTAAAGATTTCCACGTCACTCTCGGTACGGCTTTAGCAACTGCTAACAGGACATTCCAGTTGGCTTACGCACAGCCGGGATCCACAACTTTTGTGGATATTACTGACGCGCTTATTACCCATGTTCCTGCCGCCGCAGGGACAACGCTTCGCCAACAACTTGGTGCCTCTACTGTGGCCTACGTTCAAGATGGCGGGACTATCCGCCTTACTCCTGCCGGGACTGGAACTGGAGCCATTCCATTAGGAATTGGCTTTACTGTGGGGAGCTAGGCTTATGTCAAAGCTAGCTTATGATGGTGCTTACCAAGTCGGTGCAACTGGAAACACAGTAACATCTGGTGTTGGTTCAGCTAGTATTGCGATCCCTAATGATTCTTCCGGGAATAGGGCAAGGTTTGTCCGGTTGCAGGCTACTGGAAACCTATATGTTAAATTTGGGTTGGCAGGAGTAACCGCCACCAACAACGATATGCTGTTGTCGCCTGACTGTGACGTTATTGTAAGCTGCAAAAGTTTTTCAACGATAGCGTACATTCAAGAAGCAGTGGCCGCAAAATTGAACATCACCCCGTTGGAATCATAACCATGTTTGAAAACGCGGTTTTTGAAAAAGCCCCTGTGTTGCCGAACGATCCTATTGTCCCTTCCACCAAGGGCCAAGGTGTTCACGTTGACGGTCATTCGAACCGTGGCGATATTGTGGAATATCTGCATTTTGATGAGACTGAAAACGTCATACACCACGAATTGGTACAGGACGTTGAGCCTATCCTTGATAGTGCACGCAGGCTACATCTAGACGGCGGAAATCAAGCTGGGAAAAGTAAATCTGGTGAGTGGTATCACGCCGCCCGTGTGCCTCAAATTTTGGTTATTACATGGTTAAAACAACGTGGATTAACCATGCAGGACTTCAAAGGCGATATTGTTAAAGAGTTTTTGAACGACAGTAACCACAAGGCGTTTCGTATTTATGCTGGTAGGGTCTGATGGCTTTAGACACCTACTCCAACCTGCAAGCGTCGATTCTTTCGTGGATTAATCGTTCCAATGATACCGATGCCATAGCCCGGTGCCCGGATTGGATTACGTTGGCTGAAAACGAGTTTCGCATGGCGTTGAGCCGCCTAAAGGTGCGCCAAGGTGAAACCCAGAACGCCACGTTCTCTATCGGCACGGAATATACTGCTCTGCCTACTGATTACATTGGAACAAGGGCTATTGTACTTAACACTTCTCCGGTTCAGGTGTTGGATTATGTTACCCCTACTGTCGCTGATAACTGGGACATTTACGTTAACGCAAGCAAGCCACGGTTTTACACAATACAAAACAAACAACTTCGTGTTTACCCGGCTCCTGATTTAACCTACACGGCAAAATTTACCTATTACACGCTGCCTTCTTTATCCGTTAGCGACCCCGCCAATTGGCTGTTGACCGCACAACCAAAGCTGTACTTAGCCGCAGCATTGGCTGAGTCCTACGGGTATTATGGCAATAGCGCAAAATACAATGAAATCCGTATTGAGTGCGAAAGAATGCTGAACGCCATTTCAGATTCCGATGGAGCTGACAAACAGGGGGGCACCGGAATGAGGATGCGAGTTAGCACAGGGACGCCTTGAGATGACAATCATCCCTGTTGTAGAGTTTGCACCTGACCAACCTGATTTGCCTACGGCGGCTTCTGATACGGTTTACAATGTAATTCCTGCAACGGCGCAAAGCTATGGGCCGATGCAGGCACACCAATCATTCAGCTCGGCTTTAACCGCACGTTGCCAAGGGGGCCTGACAGCCTCTGATTTTAACGGTAACGCCCGTGTGTACGCTGGAGACGCATCAAAACTATATCGGATAGCCTCACCGGGTACCACGGCGGCGGACGTTTCCAAAAGTGGCGGGTATGTCACGGGGTCGACCCAGCCGTGGTCGTTTTCGATCTTGGGTCAACGGGTAATTGCCACGAACGGCAACGATCCGATTCAGGGTTACTTAGAAGGCACAAGCACGCTGTTTGGCGATTTAATAACTAGCGGCGTGACGAGCTTAAAGGCTAGATACACTGCTGTTATTAAAAATTTCTTGTTTCTTGGCTACACTGCCGATTCTACCTACGGTACACAGCCGCAGCGTACATGGTGGTCAGCAATCAATGACCCAACCAATTTCCCTACGCCGGGGACACAGCTTGCAGCCAACAACCTAAGCGATTTTCAGGACGTTCCCGGTGGGCATGGAGCCATTCAAGGGATAGCAGGCAACCTTGGCACTGCCGATGGCGCAACATTCTTTGAACGTGCCGTGTGGCGGATTATTTATTCTGGCTTGCCTAACGTGTTTGACTTTGTGCCAGCGGAAGGTGCGCGGGGCTTGTTTGTTTCTGGCGGGTTATGCCAGTTTGGGGCAGAAGTGTTCTACCCTACGGAAGATGGGTTTTACAGGTTTGACGGCTCCAATTCTACGCCTATAGGCAAGCAAAAGGTTGACCGATTTTTCTACAATGACTTGCAGACAGATTATCTTGACCGGGTTTCGTCTGCGGTTGACCCATCAAAAGGGCTTATCTATTGGGCATACCCCGGTGCAGGGTCTACAAACGGCAATCCTAACAGGTTGTTGGTTTATAGCCCATCGTTTGATCGCTGGGCAGCAACTGAGCTTGGCACCGTAGAAATTGAATATATCCTGCGCGGCGCAACTTTTGGTAAAACACTAGAACAGCTTGACAGTTACGGTACCATTGAAACATTACCGGTTAGCTTGGACAGTAAAGTGTGGGCTGGGAACCGCTCGTTGCTGGCGGCTTTTGATACAAGTCACCAATATGGATATTTTGACGGCGCAAACCTCGCCGCTAAAATAGACACAACGGACATTGAAATTGCTCCCGGATGGCAATCGAAAGTGACCCGCGCTAGGCCATTGGTCGACTCCAGCGCGTCAACGCTTGCCATTTCGTCACGGGACAGACTTTCGCAAACGAACAGTTTTTCTTCTGACCAAGTGCAAGAACCTAACGGGAGTTGCTCCCTCAACAGCCGTGGCCGCTACCACCGCTTGCGCTTTAAAACAGCTTCAGGCGAATCATGGAACCACTTTAGTGGCGTTGACATAGAAGAATTTGAAGCATTAGGAACGCGATAAGGAGAACATATGGCTGGTTTTACAACGTATCTACAACAGAAAGTTCTCGACCACGTTCGAGGCAAAACCTCGTTCACAATGCCGACGGCGTATGTTGCCTTATTCACGACCAACCCTACAGACGCTGGCGGTGGTACAGAGGCAAACTATACTGGGTATGCTCGCGTTACAACGGTCGGCGCAGACTGGACGGCTTCGAGTGGTGTCAATGGCTTAAACGCCAACGCTATAACATTTGGAGCATGTACAGCAGGGACAAACACTATCACAGGTTTTGGTCTTTATGATGCGTCTTCGGCAGGGAATCTCCTCGCTTGGGGTACATGCTCATTGTCGGTGTCATCAGGCATCACGCCATCGTTCGCCGTTGGGCAGCTTAACATAACCTTGGATTGATTTCATATGACCGTGCCACAAATTCTCATTGATAAAGTTGCTGAAGCGCAGTTTGTTGGCCTTCCGGATTGGGAAGTGGCAACTATTCTCAACACGGCGGATGCGGCTTTGCCAACGAGAAAAGTTCCAGTACTGACCACGGATGTTAGGCAGGTTTTCCTAGAAAGACAGTACTGGCCAGGAATTGTTCTTACATCTGAAAATACTGCTGCGGACGTATCGCTCCGAGGTTTGTGCATTACGGTAAGGGATAGCCTTAATTACACAACAATCATTGAGACGCATAAACCTGCATCGTACGATGTTGTTGTAACCTTACTCACCGCCTTGGTGTCTGCAAATCTCATTGATGCAACAACTAAGGATGACTTGCTCGCCATGACCAATTCTCATCAATCATGGGCAACTTACAATGCAATTTACGTTGATGCCCGGTTAGTGGGACTTGCAAGAGGAGCCGTAGCATGAGTGTAGCAAAATGGACAACTCCTTCAACTCGTTCGAGTAACTTTGCCAGCACAGCTTTTAACTCTCTGGCCAACAACACTGAAAGTGCAACCGTTACCTACGATAATTCTACAAACAAAGATTTGTATGGCGCGGTAACGCTTAAACTTGGCAGTATCACGCCTCCAACGGGCGGCTCTGTGAGTCTTAGGGTAACACAATCAGACGGTACGGACACGTCGGACAAGGTTGGCGGGGATTTGTACGTCATAGCCCTAACCTCCGGGGCTAGTGCAAAAGTCAATATCATCTCTATGGTTCGATTGTACCCTTTTTCATTAAGGTTTTCGTTGGTAAATAATGCTGGTGTTTCGCTTGCTTCGAGCGGCAATGAAATTTACGTGACTCCATACAATGAAGATATTACCTAATGCCACGTGGGACCTCACTTGACGATGAGGCTCGGTTGCAGGGGCTGCTTTGGACTCCTGCGCTTGAAAGACCAGCGCTATGGCTTGATACGTTCGATCTTGCTGCCATTGTTGGGGTGAGTGGCGCAGTCTCTCAACTGACCGACAAAAGCGGAAACGGAAGGCATTTCACGCAGGGCGTGGCGGGGAATAGACCGGCATTCGATTCCGTTCTAAAGCCGCAATCGGTTCTGTGGGACGGGTCTAACGATTCACTGCAACGCGGCGTTGAAGCTTGGGCCTATACTTATCCAGTGTCTTTTTTTGTGTCGTTGCGCGCAAACGCTTGGACAAACGCCTATAACGGCGTATTTGGATTTTACAGTTCGACTGGCGCAACCACGGCGGGATGGTCGTATTTCGTCAAGTCGACCGGAAAGAGCGCCGTCTATACAAATGACACTGCGGGCACGCAGCGCAATTACGACGCCACGGGCGCACTCACTTTCTCCACCGGCACAACCAACATCTTGTGCGGCACTGTTGGCAACGGCTTCATCAACACCTGGGGGAATGGCGCGGTAGACGGTGCGGTTTCTGGCGCGTGGACCATGCGTACCAATCTTGGGACAGGAAATTATGACGTAGGCTCTGACGCGCGCTTCAACCGATTTACAAACTGGCGCATCCGCGAAGCCATTATCTTCACAGGTATTACGCTAAACAGTGCGTTTCGCCAGCGCATGGAAGGCTACATGGCATGGCGAGCAGCTTCATTTGGTGACCTCACCGCGCTCGACAATCTGCCCGCCTCTCATCCTTTCCGCAACCGCCCACCTCTCATTGGTAACTGATTATGTTAAGGGTAAGGGTTCCTAGGATTGCAAGTCTTGCATCAGGTGCTTTATCTGGTACGTCCTCTATAGTAAGTGGCGCAACTGGAATTCTTACTGCTGTTGGGCTGCTAATTGGCACATCCGCAGTAACCAGCAACGCTACGGGCCTCTTAACTGGGGCCGGTGCGCTATCAGGCACATGTTCTATTGTAAGCGGTGCTACAGGGACGTTAGGGACGTTAGGCACTGCTGGTTCTTTATCAGGAACTGTTACAATAGTAAGTGGGGCGACAGGCTCTCTTGAGGGGGCGGGCGCATTAAGTGGCACGGCAGTAATAATAAGTGGCGCAACAGGTAATCTTGTTGATGCAAACGCTGCCCCACCCGCTATTGTGCCACTCGGTTATTCTGCTGTGCCAGAAATTGGCGGTAATGATGTAGAGCATCGCCGCAAACTAGCACGGGGCATCAATTCCGCTTTACAAGGGAAGATTAACGCGGTTACGACGTTGACGCTTTCCGCCGGAGCCGCCAAAACAACACTGCAAGATGTGCGGATAACGACAAACAGCTTTATTGATTTTATGCCAACAACGGCCAATGCCGTGACCGCAAAAAGCACGATTTATGTGACGGATAGAGGCTCAACGCCCGGCACGGCAACTATTAACCATGCCAGTAACGCCCAGACCGACAGGACGTTTACAGTTTTAATCATAGGGTGATTTTATGTTCAGACCGCAAATGCCAATGTACACACAGATGCCAAACGTGCAGCCGCCTCCCCGTTCGCCGGGCGGGGCCATCGTGCAGGCACCCCTGTTTAACCCAATGATGCAGCAACAGGCCCCGGCGCAAGGCAATCCGTTGTCAAGTCCGGGCGGTGTCGAGCAACTCATGAAGCTGGCGCAACTGTTCAAAGGCAGCGGAAACCCCCTTGCGGCTGTTGGTAGTGGGCCGATGTCTGATTCGGCTGTGTCAAACGCCACGGCAATGCAAGGACAGCAAGGCCAAAGTGTCTGGCCGGAATGGGCACAAAATGCCGGGCAATATGTTTATAATCAGTTCCGTTAATGTTAACGGGTATTCAGGCGGCACATGTTGAAGAATTATGGCCGCAAGTAGCGGGGCTTTTGCAGAAGGCACTGGCAAAAGGTCAAGGCGATTACATTCTCGACGACGTTAAAAAAGAGCTTTTAGAGCGTGATGCCCAGCTTTGGGCGTGGATTGAAGACGGCATTGTATTAGGGTGCTGCACAACGCGGATTGTCAATTATTCCCAGCGTCGTGTATGCCAAATTCCCCTGATTGCTGGGACTAAGATGCGAAAATGGCTGCAATGTGAAGATGTTATTGCCACATGGGCAAGAGAAAAAGGCTGTACGCAGCTTGAAGGGTTCAGTCGCGACGGCTGGATAAGGGTACTGCGCCATTGGCGTAAAGCATGGACAACAATGAGGAGGGATTTGTAATGGGTGGCAACAGTGGTGGTGGCGGTGGTGGCGGAACCACGGTCACAAAATCCGATCCGTGGGATCAACAAAAACCATATCTTGAATACGGGTTCCAGCAAGCGCAGAACCAGTATAAGGGAAACACGCCCTCATATTACCCCAATGACACTCTTGCGCCGTTGTCTGCGACCACCAATCAGGCGTTGGCCTTGCAGAAGCAACGAGCGTTAAGTGGCAATCCGCTGATGAACGCCAGCCAAGATGCGCTGACGCAGACGGCAAACGGCAGCATGCTGAACAGCAACCCTTACCTTGATGCTAATTTCAAGGCCGGGGCCGATGCAATCACCCGTTCATACAATGATGCCGTGAATGGACAGACTTCTGGCTTTGCTGGGTCTGGCCGTATGGGTTCCGGTATGCAGGCTTTTTACCAAAACCAGCAAAACGACACGCTGGCTAAGAACCTAGGCAACCTTGAAGCGCAGACTTATTACAACAATTACAATACTGAGCGCAACAACCAGCTTAATGCTACCCAGCTTGCGCCCCAATTCGCCAATGCTGACTTCCAAAACCTTGATGCCCTAAGCAGCGTCGGCTCTGCGGAAGATTCAAACAATCAAAATATCTTAAACTCTAAGATTGACCGCTTCAACTACGATCAAAATTTGCCCGCGAACAAACTGGCCCAGTACATGGGCCTTGTCCAAGGGAATTATGGTGGCTCTGGCACTACCACGGCCACGCCTACCTACTCCAAAGGCAATATTTTTGGTGGTGCGCTTAGTGGCGCGGCTACCGGGGCGGCCATAGGGAGTGTGGTTCCCGGTGTTGGGACTGCAATTGGGGCCGGGGCTGGGGCTATTTTTGGCGGGTTAGGCAGCAGGTTCTCGGATCGTCGCTTAAAAATTGACGTTGCACCCATTGGCAAGGCCGATAACGGCCTGACCATCTACAGGTACCGTTTTATTGGTGAACCCACGTTCCAAATTGGCTTTATGGCCGATGAAGTTGACGCTGTGCGCCCTGAAGCGGTGGAATATGACCCGTCGGGGTACTTGCGGGTGGATTATGGCAAAGCAACGCTGGTGGAGGCTTAAATGGTAGGGTTTCTAGACTATTTCCTGCCCGCTGGTAACGGGTTGCCGCAAGAACAACAAGGCGTGGCGAACTTCCAAGGCTTGCTCAACGCTGGGTCTGCTCTTGCGGATATGTCTGCGCCTCAATATGGCCCCCAAAAGACAGCTTTACAGCTGATCACAGGCGGCTTGCAGGGTTATGGCGGTGGCGCACAGAATTATTTACAGAATTTTTATCAGGATAAAATGTCGCAAGCGCAAATTAACAACCTTCAAAACGGTGGCTTAAATACCCCTTCCTCCGTCCGGGAGTGGCAATTTTATAATCAAATACCTGAAGACCAACGCGAAAACTACATGCGGCTTAAACGTGCTGATCAGGTAATCAATCTTGGCGGCCAGCAAGGAGTACGCAACCCCGTGACAGGGCAGCTAGAGCAATTCTATCAGGTCACGCCAAAACCGGATAACATGCCTTGGTTTAAGGGAGCGCAAAGAGCCGCTGTATTGGAGCAAGACTTAAAAACACTGCCCGAAATTGAGAGGCTGAAAAAAGAAGCCGAAGCAACGGTTGCAAAATCTGTCAAAAATACAGAAGACCTTAAAAGACTAAAAGGTATACAACGCAGTCTTGATGATTATTCTGCTACCGCTAATGACACAATGTTTACCGGCCCGGTATTGGGGCCAATTGGGGATATAGTAAAAGCCCCAGGTAGGACAGCCTTAACAAGCGCAGGCAATGAATTAGCTCTTAGAGCAAAAGATTTATTGAATTTTCCGTCTGCTAACTTTTCTGACGCTGACCGTAATTTCATGGTGGACATCGTTGGCGGGAAGTATGCCCAATACGGCGGCATTGAAAAAGTTGTTCAACGCATGAAGAAAATGACTGAAAGCCAAATAGATAATATTCTGCAAGGCGGCCAGCAGCAACAGGCAGTGCAGGATCAGCAATCCTCTGCGCCTAAGTTCAACCCCAATGCCGTCCCCCCAAAGGCCGTCGATTTACTGCGACAAAACCCCAATGCGCGGGATTATTTTGACCAAAAATACGGCGATGGTGCCGCAACATACTTTTTGGGACAATAGAAATGGCAAATCCTTTTGACCAGTTTGACGAGCAAAAGCCAGAGTTTAAAGGGCTTGGGAATCCGTTTGACCAGTTCGATGCCCCAGAACCCGAAGCCCAAGTCCAACCACCACAGCTTTCCTCAAACGACGATCTTGAAGCCCGTCTGCGCCAGCGGGAGATGGATGGGATGAGCAAACAAGCCGCTTCCGGCATTGGGGCGGGGCTGGTTGACCCATTCCTGGGCGTTTCACAATTGGCCGCCCATGCTCTTCCTATCCCGCAATCAGCAACTGATTGGGTGGACAAAGTTATTGCTGACCGCGAAACCCGCATACAGGCGGAACGGCAGGCGCAAGGGGAAAGCGGCCTAGACACCAACAGGTTAATCGGGAACATTGCCTCCCCTGCCAACCTTATGGCGGGTAGCTTGGCGGGGAAACTTGGCAGTAGAGCCGCTGGAGCCGTTAAGGGTGCGGCTCCTACATTGGCTTCATTTTTTCAGCCAATTATTACCGGCTCTGCATCGGCAGCCGCTACTACTCCCGTGACACAGCAAGGTGATTATTGGTCGGACAAAGGCACGCAAGCCGGGGCTGGGGCGATAGCTGGGACTGCCGCAAAGCTGGTTGGTAGCGGCGTATCGAGGGTGCTCAGCCCGAAGCCCAGCGAGGCCGTGCAGCAGCTTATGGAGGCTGGCGTAAAACTGACCCCCGGCCAGCGGCTAGGGGGCTTCTACAAGCGGGCAGAGGATGCGGCGACTTCGATTCCCGGCGTGGGCGATGCCATCAGGATGGGGCAAAGAGACGCGATTAAATCCTTTAACAGAGCCGCTATTGACGAGGCTCTTGCTCCAGTTGGGGCAAAGCTCCCCGGCAACATTGAACCCGGCAGAGAGGCTGTTAATTTTGCAAAAAACACTCTTGGGCAAGGGTATGATGACGTTTTGAGTAAAACAAGCCTCAATGGACTTGATAAGGCCTTTACTAACGAGATTGGTTCAATAAGAGCAATCGTTGGCAACCTCCCAAAACAACAGCAAAAAGTTTTCGATAATGTTATCAATGGGCAAATAAGACAGAAAATAAGCAAAGGTTTTGCCAATAATAACGGCTTAGATGGTCAAACCATCAAAGGTATATCCTCTGAATTAAGAAGGATTGCCAACGGCTACCAAGCCGATCCAAGTTTTGACAATAGACAACTAGGGCAGGCAATAGACGGCGTTCAGGAATCGTTTAAAAATCTTGTCGCCAGAGCCAATCCAGAACAAGCAAAAACACTCTCCTCTCTTGATAGAGCCTACGCTGGGTACAAACGCATTGAAACAGCCGCAGGTGCGGTAGGAAGTTCTGATGGTGTGTTCACCCCAGCACAATTCCAATCTGCCGTTAGAAAGTCAGACAAAAGCCTAAATAAAAACGCTTTTGCTCGAGGCAATGCCCTGATGCAAGATTTGTCTGATGCTGGGAAAAACGCTCTCCCCTCCAGTGTCCCTGATTCAGGAACGGCGACACGGGCTGCGCTTGGTTTAGGGGTTGGCGGTGGCGCATTAGGTTTAGGAGTCCTGCCCGCCTACATTGCCGCTACTGGGGGGGCTTATGGCCTTTATTCCCCGTTGGGGCAGCGTTTGATGCAGAGTGTCCTTACCAGCCGCCCGGCGTTGGTCAGTCAGGCGGGGAACGCCATCGGCGCCGCTAGCAACCCCGTTGCTGCCGCTCTCAGTTCCCCCCTTGCTCGGTTCTACCTTGAAAACCCCGCCAAACAGTAACACGTTGACAAAAGAAACAATAATCGCCCGCAAGAGTTCATCAGTCGTCATAAAGTATATTAGCACATTATTCATCAAAATCAATAGGAACTGAATATGGGTATTTCCTCATACAGCGCAACGCCGTCTTCAAACACGGCTATTAACGGAATAAATATTAGCGAAGGCTGCCCGCCGTCTGGAATTAATGATGCAATTCGGCAGCTTATGGCAGACTTGGCGACGGATTGCGTGAATAAAAACACAGCGCAGTCACTGGCGGCGCAACTCAACTTCGCCCAGGGCGCGAATATTGCATCGGCTACTACCACCGATATAGGGGCAGCGACCGGGAACTTCGTCAACGTCACCGGGACAACCACGATCACTGGGTTTGGCACCATTGCGGCCGGGGCATGGCGGATTGTAAAGTTTACCGAGGCGTTAACACTGACCTACAACGCAACCTCGTTAATCCTCCCCGGTGCGGCCAATATCACCACGGCGGCAGGGGATATAGGAGCGTTCATCTCATTGGGCAGCGGCAACTGGCAGTGCACGAAATACACCCGGATCGGGGGCATCTCCACAGCGGACATCGCCAACAGTGCCGTTACCAACGCCAAGATGGCGAACATGGCGGCGTTGACGCTTAGCGGGAATAACACTGGATCGTCCGCCGCACGGCAAGACCTGACCGTCAACCAATCGGCTATCATGCTCGTCGCCAATAACTCGTTTATCCCGTTCAGAAACCGGATCATCAACGGCAAGATGGACATTTCGCAAAGGGGGGCAAGCTTTGCTGCTGTACCTAACAATACATACACTCTTGATCGTTGGGCATATTTTCAGATTGGAACTGGGGTTTCCACTGTTTCGCAACAAGCGGACGTTCCATCTAACAATGAATTTCAAACAAGTTTGCGCGTGGCTGTTACTACTGCCGATGCAGTGCAAGACGCATCGGACAGATACTTAGTTCAACAGATAATTGAAGGTTATGGGATTCGCGACTTAATAGGTCGAACATTTACGTTATCGTTTTGGGTGCGATCGGCAAAAACTGGAGTTCACTGCGCGGCGTTCAGAAACTCCGGCCTTGATCGTTCTTATGTTGCTGAATATACTATTAATTCAGCGAACACTTGGGAATATAAGACTATCACCGTATCTGGCGGAGTGATCACCGCAGGAACGTGGGATTGGAATGTCGGCTTCGGACTCGGCGTTTCTTTTTCCTTGATGGGCGGTTCTACGTTCCGCACGACCGCAGGGGCATGGCAGACGGGGAATTTTCTAACTACGGCAAACCAAGTCAACGTTATGGACACCATTGGCAATATTTTTGCCATCACTGGTGTGCAGCTTGAAGTCGGTGCAGTTGCGACACCGTTTGAGCATCGGCCTTTTGGGGCGGAGTTGGCGTTGTGCCAGAGGTATTATTCAACCGCCACGTTACGCTCTAATACTTCCTATACCACTGGCTCGGGGCCGGGCTATCTTGGCCCACATAACGCATTTAAAGTATCAATGCGGTCAACGCCGTCGATTGGTTTTTCAGGTATATCTTATAATAACTGTTCTGCTTTAATTACTTCTACCATTACAACAGAAGGTTTCGCTCCATCAGTCTCCGTTTCGGCGGGAGGGAATTGGAGTTACGATTACACATTTACGGCCACGGCGGAGCTATAAACCATGTACAAACTCACCAACACAGACGTTGTTATCCGCACCGCCGATAACGCCTATATCCCAAATGATCCCGCCAATGCGGACTGGCAGGAATATCAGGCATGGCTTGCGTTGGGCAACACTCCGCAGCCCGCCGCCCCAAACACGGTGTACACCATCACTGGCCCCACCGTCGCCGCCCCTGCTGGCGTTATCGTCAATCTCCCTGACC